TTATGCAACATTCAAGATCAGTCGTAGCAACAGAGGCACTGAGGCTCTCATCCTTGCAGAAGAGGGATTACAGTCAGGGTTGTCTGTGGGTGTAGAAGTAGTTAAGTCAAAAATGAAGGCTGGCGTAATGCATGTATCTGCTGCCAACCTATTTGAAGTTTCATTAGTAACTGAGCCAGCATTTAAGTCTGCTCAAGTTATTGATGTCGCTGCTGAGGATACTCCAGAAGCAGTAGAAGAAATCCAACCAACAGAAAGCGAGACAGCTGTGGAGAATACTCCAGAGACAGTTGCAGCACCAGTAGAGGCAGCAGCGGTTGAAGCTGCTCGTCCTGTTATCACTGCAACTACATTCGTGCGCGAGCGCGTAGCACCAATCACATCAGCACAGTACCTAGAAGCAAACATCAAGGCAGCCCTTGGTGATGATGAGGCTCGCCGCGTTATCCGCGCAGCAGATGACTCAACATCAACAAACACAGGTTTAACACTTGCACCACACCTAAACACTTTCATCACTGACACCTTCACAGGTCGTCCAGCATTTGAGGCAGTAACACGTGCAGCACTTATTGAAAGTGGCATGTCTTTCACTGTCCCTCGCTTGTATACCAATGATGCGACTCCAGATGTTGCACCAACAGTTGCAGACACAAACGAAGGTTCAGCACCATCTGAGACAGGCATGACATCTGCTTACGACACAGTAACAGTTGAGAAGTTCTCAGGTCTACAGCGCGTTTCATTCGAGCTCGTTGACCGCTCATCACCAGCTTTCATGGAACTCATGATGGCAGAACTCCGTAAGGCATACGAGAAGGCTACTGATGCCGCATTGATCGCCAAGTTCATTTCAGCAGGAACAGCAGCAACAAACGTTGCAACAACTGCAGCAGGACTCCAGAGCTTCATCGCTGTAGAAGGCGCAGCAGCTTACAAGGGTACTGGTGGAGACTTCGCTAACAAGCTCGTTGCATCAACAGACCAGTGGGCAGCTATCTCAGGATACGCTGACACAACAGGTCGCGCACTCTACTCAGCACAGGGCCCAACATACAACGCATCAGGCAACGCAGTTGCTACATCAGTTCGCGGTGGAGTTCTCGGAACAGACCTTATCGTCGACCACAACATCTCAGCTTCAGGTATCGCAGATGATTCAGCGTTCCTCGTTGCTCCATCTTCAGTCTATGCGTGGGAGAGCCCAACAACTCAGCTCCGCGTTAACGTCCTTACATCAGGCGAGATTGAGATCAACCTTTACGGATACCTCGCACTCTACGTTGCGAAGTCAGGTAAGGGTGTACGTCGCTTCGCAGTAGCGTAGTCGACAACCATTAGAACGGCTGGGGGCAGGTGCCCTTCCTGCTCCCAGCTCTTATGAAAGGATAGAGAATGTCATTATGCACAGTAGCCGAACTCAAGGCGGCATTAGGCGTTGGCTCTCTCTATAGCGATTCGCTACTTCAGGAAGTGTGCGATGCCGCTGATAACGTCCTATTGCCTTTCATATGGGCTAACACTAATAGCGTAGTTGGGCATAGCAATACCGCATCAACAGGTACTGCCTACTTTGATGAAAATGTGCAAGACATATATTACGTTGGCGAGACTATAACGATTAGCGGATGCGGTACAAAGCATAACGGAAACAAAACAATTACATCCGTTGGAGAAAAAACTATCACCTATGCCATTCCTGGCAACAATAACGCGGTCACACCTTTCCATCCGATTAACCCTTACGGCAAAGTTGCAGCAGACACTTACCTAGACCCATCTTCAATCCCTAGCATCCAGCTCGCAGCTCTTATGGTCGCTGAATCTATTTGGCAAAGCCGTCAAGCTAACTCGGGTTCAGGAATGTCACCAGATGGATCTATGGGTTCATTCTATGCAATGTCATCCCAGCTCATCTCTCGTATTCGTGGACTCATCGCGCCTTACCTAGACCCTAGAAGCATGGTCGGCTAATGGCAGCAATCACAACTCTTAGAACCACCATCGCTAATGCAATCGTAGACGATACAAAGTATTCAACCTTCGCCTTTCCTCCAGCAAGCCCTGTCGCTAATAGCGTTGTGGTAGCACCATCTAGCGCTGAATACATCGTGCCTAATAACAACCAATGGGCAACTATTGCACCACTAGCTAACTTTGAGCTACGCATCTTCTTGCCACTCCTAGACAATCAGGGCAACCTAGCTGGCATCGAGGACACTATCGTTGCAGTCTTTAATAAGCTCGCAGCATCATCTATCAAGTTTAATGTTGGCTCAGTCAGTAACCTTGGCACTATAGATACAGAGTCAGGCACATTACTTACCGCCACCATTAACATATCAACCCTAACGGAATGGAGCTAATCGATGGACGATTGGACAAAAGAGCAAGCTGACTTCCTAGTCAAAACCGGTCAGCTCCCACCAGCAGCACCAGCACCAAAACCAACTACTAAGAAAGACGAGGAATAACCCATGGCAGTATTTCTGAACAATAAGGTCGGGGTTAAGATTAACTCCGTCGACCTAAGCGATCACGCGACCGCAGTAACAATCAACCGCACATTTGATGAACTCGAAGTAACTGCGATGGGTGACTCAGGTCACAAGTTCGTTAAAGGTCTTGAGGCTTCATCAGTCACAATCGACTTCATGAACGACACCGCAACTGCATCAGTTCTCCCAACACTTCAAGCTGCATGGGGAACAAACGTTACAGTTGTATTCCTACAGGACAAGTCAGCAGCAGTATCAGCGACTAACCCGCTCTACACAATGACATGCCTTATCAACAACACAACTGATATTGCAGGCGCGGTTGCTGACTTGGCAATGCAGAGCCTTACATTCAACGTGTCAGGTACAATTGCAGTAGCAACAACAGGTTCATTCTAAACAACTAACAAAGGGGCAAAAATGGCAAAGCTAAAAGTAACAAGGGTCGACGGTGCAGTAAACGAATATGAGATCACTCCCATAATCGAATACGCTTTCGAGCAGTATGCCAAGAAGGGTTTCCACCGCGCTTTGATTGAAGACCAAAAGCAGTCTGATATCTACTGGCTATGTTGGGAATCTATTCGTCGTTCAGGTGAGACGGTCAAGCCTTATGGGGAAGCATTTATTGAGACTCTGCGTAATGTAGAGGTCTTAGATTCTGACCCTTTAGGATAGATCGGAACTCCGTCACCTATCTCGCATCTCGCTTGAGTTACGAGTATGGAGTTCCGTTCAACACTATTGTCGAGCTATCGCCTATGGCGTTCAAGGCTCACATAGAAGTTCTAAACGATGTAGCAAAGGAGCGTAGAAATGCCAGCAAAGGTGGTGGGCGCAATAGCGCTCCGTAAAGCCTTAAGGCAATTCGAGCCCGACCTAGCTAAACAAACTAGCAAAGAGATCGCATCGTTCGTTAAGCCTATTGCCAGCAAGGCTAGGGGTTTTCTTCCGTCAAACGCAGAAGCTCCTAGCGGCTGGCTTAAGAGAGATAACGCTCAAGGCAAATGGGCTACTCGTTACTATGACAAGGGCGAGGCAAGCAAAGGCATTAGCTATAAGACATCACCTAGCAAGAAGAATTCTAGAGGCTTCGTAGCCCTTGCATCTGTACTGAATAAGTCAGCAGCGGGAACTATCTACGAGACCGCTGGTCGCAAGGCAGGCATTATAGGTAACTTCACACCTAGACTCGGTGGAGAAATTAAGGGTCGTTCTCAGAAGTCATCCGGTCGCGCTATATTCAGAGCGTTCGAGGAAGATGGCGGCAAGGCTACCGCAGGAGTTTTAAGAGCCATTGAAAAGGCTGGCGCTAAATTTAATGCTAGGAAGGCTAGAGTCTAATGGCAACATTAAGAGTTGATATAGCATCTGAATTTACAGGCGCTAAAGCATTTAAGCAGGCTGGCAAATCTACCTCCGCTCTTGAAAAGGGAGTCAAAAGCCTTGGCAAGACTATGGGCTTGGCTCTATCAGCTCAAGCAGTTGTAGCCTTCGGCAAGGCATCCGTCAAGGCTTTCATGGACGATCAGAAGTCCGCAGTTCTCCTAGCCAATGCAGTTAAGAACCTTGGCATCGAGATGGAAGCTCCAGCCATCGAGGGCTTCATTCAGAACCTATCTAAGCAAGCCGCAATAGCAGACGATGAACTTCGTCCAGCGATGCAGAAGCTCCTTACCCAAACCGGCTCAGTCACTAAGTCACAAGAGCTTCTCGCTCAGGCTATCGAAATCTCTAGAGGTAGCGGCGTTGCACTTGAGACCGTTACCCAAGACTTAGCCAATGCCTATGTAGGAAACCTTAAGGGTCTTAGAAAATACAACCTCGGTTTAACTCAGGCAGAACTCAAGACTGCCTCATTTGCAGATATTCAAGAGAAGCTCAATAACCAATTCAAGGGCTCTAACGCTGCCTATCTCGACACCTACGCTGGCAAGATGGAAGCGCTAACAGTTGCATCCGGTGAAGCTCAGGAGACTATTGGCAAGGGCTTAGTAGATGCTCTCGTTATCCTCGTAGGTCAAGACCAAGGCATAAGCGGTCTGACCGGCAAGTTCTCACAACTAGCTACTGATATCGCTGAGGTCACTACAGGCATGGCAGCGTTCTACAAGTCAGTAGAAGATGGAGGCTCTGCCCTATCGCCACTTCTTGACTTTATGCAAATGGCTAATGACAAATTGCCTAACATCTATAAGGTCTTAGGATGGTTCAAGAAGTTCGCTCCAGCCAATAGCACCGATGCCACAGGCGTATCGACTATCGGTGAATACAACGAGAGCCAAGACCAAATGAAGCGCGGTAAGGCTAGAGCCAAGCTAGAAGCCGATGCAGAAAAGCGCGCCAAGATTCTAGCCGCAGCAGCAGCAAAGACCGCAGCAGCGGCGAAGAAGGCAGCAGCAGAAGCCAAGAAGGAAGCCGCTCTCAAGAAGGCTGCCTCAATCTTTGACATGGAGCAGATTCAACTTATTGCAGCTCTTAAGGGAAATGTATCGGCAGAAGATCGTAAGCGCCTAGAACTTCAGCTCGCACTTGCTACAGGCAACGTCGAGGAAGCCAAGAGACTTACCTATCAGCTAGCTATCTCTCAAGGACTTACTGCCGCTCTTGCTAAAGACTTGGCATCACTTCCAGCGGCTAACAATCCTTTCGCAGCATGGAAGGGTTATCTCGATGATGTAGAGCTACAAGCTAAGCGCATCGCAGCCTTTAAGCCACCAGCACCGGAAGCTCCTGCGACTCCAAATCCTCCAGTCATCACACCGCCTAAACTTCCTAACACAGAATATAACGCTGGTACTTATGTACCTTCTTCAGGTTATGTGCCACCTACTAACGTCAGCCCGATTCCAGGAGTCACAGGCGGAGGCGGTCAAGGCATGAACACTTACGCATCATCTTCAGCCTTTGCAGCTAATAACCCAATCGTTATCCAAATCGACGGCAAGACAGTAGCTGAAGCGTTGCAGACTCAATCTATGAGCGGTACTAACACTAGAGTTGATCGCACTAACGGAAGTTTTAACTGGTGAGCCTTCCAGCACAGATAGCCGTTTCTTTCGACTTTAGCTCCGGAGCTACCTTTGGTTATCCATTCGTTATTGGCGATACTAAGTATGAAATCTTAGGAGTCTCTCAA